GACCTATGGCGCATCTGCTACAATCGGTGCAAACGGAAGACCGAATATCACGACTAAGCGGTATTTCCCGCAGGATAAGATCACGTTCTTTGCCGCTAATCCGGGCGGCAGACTTGGCGTAGGTCTGTGGGGTGATTCGCCCGAGGCAGATGTTGCCAACCTGCTTGATGTTAGCAATAGCGGTGTATCGCCGTTTATTTCTATCACTCAGTGGGCGGAGACTGATCCGGCTGTTCTGTGGACGAAAGCATCCGCTCTGTTTATGCCCGTCCTGTACAACCCGAACAGCCTGTTTATCGCAAGCGTGACGAATACCCCGAAGAGTGCTTGATAGGAGGCCGTTTCAATGTACAAGGTCATTGTAAGATTCAAGGATCTGCAAGACTCGGAAGGCCATATTTACGAAGTGGGGGATACATTCCCCCGCTCCGATATGGAAGTTGATGATAAGAGAATTGCAGAGCTTATCGGGAATAAGAATAAGTTAGGTAAGCCGATTATTGAAAAGGTAAAGGTGACGAAGAATGTCGATGTTGACGGAACTGTGTCAGGAACTGAGGAACTGGTTCGACAGGAATCAGACGAAGTGGCACGGGAAGTTCGTAATAAGCGGAGGAAGTCTGACATCACCTGACTGGGACATTAACATTCTTGATGGGCAGTATTATCGGATCGTAGGATCTGTGTTCAATGATGGGGTTCACAGAAAAGGCGATGATGCCCTCCAAGACGAGTCCTTTTCTGGTTCCATATGGGCAATGGCTGTACCGCCTACAGTCATTGCCCTTTCCGAAGAGATCGAAGCTTGGCAGACTAAGTATGGTGGTGTTGACAGCGTGAATATGTCTCCGTATTCAAGCGAAAGCTTTGGCGGTTATAGCTACAGCAAAGCGAGCGGCGGTGGCAGTTGGAGTAGTTCGGGAGCAGAAAGGCCGCCTACTTGGAAAGATGTTTTTGCTGACAGGCTGAACAGATGGAGAAAGATATGAGTTTACTTACTGAAGCAATGGAAGAGTGCGTAATGCTGAATAAGCAATCTGTATCAGATGGATATGGTGGGCGCATAGATCAGTGGGTCGAAAGCGAGTTCACGTTTAATGCGGCTATTGTATTCGATACTTCCATTGAAGCACGAGCGGCTCAAGCGCAAGGCGTAACCAGTATGTACACAGTAACTACTGGGAAGGAAATTACGCTTGAATATCATGAAGTATTTAAGAGACTTCGTGATAATAAAATCTTCCGAGTTACATCTGATGGCGATGATCGCTATACGCCTGCAAGTGCAAGTCTGAATATGCGACAGGTTACTGCTGAGGAATGGAGTTTGCCGACATGAACAAATTACAGGCATATCAGTCTTTTTGGGAAAGTTTCGAACTGACTGCATATGATGAGAATACCGTTCCCGATAATGCCATGAGCATCAATAACGGGAAGTATATCACGTATGAAATGTCTGACAGCGATTTTGGAAATCCTGTTGCATTAACAGCATCTCTTTGGTACAAAGGCTATTCATGGGCTGAGATTTCCGAAAAAGAATTGGAAATAGCACATGCGATTACGAGAGGTGGCAAGTTGATCCTTTGCGATGAGGGCGCTATATGGATCAGAAAAGGCGTGCCTTGGGCGCAGAGAATGGCGGATTCGTCAAGTGATATGATCCGAAGAATCGTCTTGAATGTTGAAGTCGAATTTTTAGATTAAGAAAGGGGAATGCAAAATGAAATACACACAGATTCCGACTGATACTTTTAACCAGATTCAGCTAAACGCAGGTATCCTTTGCAAAACATTTGCTCCGGCAACTGGCTTGGTTACAGATCTGCTTGGCGCTACTACTGGCGGTATTCAGTTTCAGGATAGCGTAAGTTATACTGATTTCGGAGAAGATATTGATAACTGCCCGAGAAATACAAAAGAGCTGAAACAGCTTGATTCGCATGAAGTCACAATGTCTGGTACATTCGTCACCGTTACTGCGGCTATGGCGAAGAAATTAGTAGGTGCGGCAGATGCCGATGCGACAGATGCTTCCAAAATCGTTCCGAGAAATGATGTTCTGCAGACAGACTTTGAAGACATCTGGTGGGTTGGTGACTATTCGGATGTAAACGAGGACAGCGGTTCTGGTCAGAATGCGTCCACGGCAGGATTTATCGCTATTCATCTTATCAACGCTCTGAATACTGGTGGTTTCCAGATCCAGTCTACTGATAAGGGCAAAGGACAGTTTGCATTCACGTTCATGGGGCATTATAGCATGGCATCTCAGGATGTTGTTCCGTATGAACTGTATGTTAAAGAAGGCGTGGCATCTGCGTAAATTATTTTCATAGGAGGGTAACAGCATGAAAAAACTTTCGGATTATCAAGGTGAAGAGGCTATTGAACTGTGGGCTGATCTTATGAAGCCTGCCGCAGATATTCTTGCAAACAAAGAAGTTGCAACTATAATGCAGAGTAAGAAACCGCCGATTTTTATTGTCCATGCTATTCTGAAGAATTGCAAAAAAGAGGCGATGGAAATCCTTACTCGAATTGATAACACTCCCGTTAATGGGCTAAATGCTGTTACCCGACTTCTTGCCTTGCTTGGCGAGATTATGGAAGATGAGACGGCCAAATCTTTTTTCAATATGCAGGGTCAGAATACGGACAAGAAACATTCTGGCTCTGCTACGGAGAATATCGTGGAAGGAAAGAACTAAAGCCGTTTATTCGGTATCTGGACGCAAGGTATGAAGATAAAAAAAGAAAATTTGTCTGGATGAATTACGTAGCCGATTCGCTTTATACTCAAGCAAAGGGACAAATGCTGACTATGAGATACAAAGATGTTATCGTAAAAAGGCCTGTTGATCCCAGAAGCGGAGAAGAGATCGTGAATGATGTGATGAAGCGTGGCGGCTTGAGGTTTGGGGAATGAATATATTCGAATTATCGGCAAAAATCACAGCGGACACCAGTGACTTCGACTCTAAAGTCGGGTCAATGGTGTCTTCTGGCGTTAAGAAGTTTGCGGCATTAACCACTGCGGCAGGAGCGGCAACTGCCGCATTTGTTGGGAAGTCTGTAAAAACTGGAGCAGAGTTTGATGCGGCAATGTCGCAAGTTCAAGCTACGATGCTAAAGACTAATGAAGAAATGGTTAACGAAGTTGGCCATGCAGAAACGGCATATGGTAGCTTTCAAGGCAACTTACGAGAATTTGCGCAATTTCTTGGTGAAAATACAGCATTTTCAGCTACGCAAGCGGCAGAAGCATTGAACTATATGGCTCTTGCAGGTTATGACACGCAAGAGTCTATGGATATGTTGCCGAACGTTTTATCGCTTGCGGCGGCAGGTAACTTTGATCTTGCGAGAGCGTCTGACATGGTTACAGATGCTCAAACTGCATTTGGCATTACCGCAGAAAGAACTACGCAGATGGTTGATGAAATGGCGAAAACCGCATCAATCAGTAATACATCTGTTGAGCAGATGGGCGATGCATTCCTTGTGGTTGGTGGCCTTGCTAAAGAATTAAACGGCGGCATGGTCACACTTGCTGACGGGACGCAAAAACCCGTTGACGGATTACAGGAACTTGAAATTGCCCTTGGCGCAATGGCTAATGCAGGTATTAAAGGATCGGAAGCAGGTACGCATATGCGTAATATGCTTTTGAAACTTGCCTCCCCCACTGCTGAAGGCACAAAACAACTTGAAGCATTAGGAGTTCAAGTATTTGATACCGAAGGTAATATGCGATCGTTGAATGATATTTTCGGTGATCTCAACGGAAGCATGTCAAATCTTACTCAGCAAGAAAAACTACAGGCTATTTCCGATCTGTTCAATACACGAGATACCGCATCCGCTGAAGCCTTGCTTGCCGCAGTCAGTCAAGACTGGGATGAGATTGGCGAGGGCATACTTAATGCTGAAGGTGCGGCGGCAGATATGTCGAAAATTCAGCTTGACAACTTAAAAGGTGATGTAACGCTTATGAAGTCTGCTTTTGAAGGATTGCAGATTGCTATTTCTGATGAGGTTACGCCATCTCTTAGAGGGTTCGTTCAGAAAGGAACAGAATGGCTTGGCAAACTTACCACATCTATTCGTGAAGGGAAACTTCATGAATGGTTCGAGCGTCTTAGAAGTGCCATCGGGCGAGTAAAAGAAGCTTTGTCTCCACTTGCAGAAGCCTTCAAAAGGATATTCACAAATGAAAAAGCCGGAGAAAAAGCTACAGAATTATTGTCTAACGCATTTGATGTTATTGTAAATGTGCTTGAAAAAGTGTCTACTGTTCTTGCTTGGGTTATTGATAAGATAGCCGCATTTATTGGATGGCTTACAAGCGGATCAACTTCTGCTGAAATTTTTAAGTCGGTAATCTTAGGAGTAGCTACAGGCATAGCTACGCTCTGGGCAATAATTAAAGGCGTAACTATAATCCAAACAGTTATAACAT